ATGTCCGTTACGCCCGCTTCGACGAAGTGACGCTGCTTGCCCGCACGGAAGATGTAGACCTTGTGCTTGCGGTTGCCCGGCTCGAATATCTTGATGCGGATGCTCTTGGTCATCAGTCCCTCCACTTTCCGAGGCTCTTTGCAATGTTCATGGTCGCCAGCGTGATGCTGCGCACCGTCGATACCGTGTTGGGGTTGGCACCGGGCCCTAGGTATGCCATGATCTTCGGGTGCTCCCAGTCGGGGTGCTCGATTACGCATGCGCGGATGAGGTCGGTCCTGACGGGCGGGGGCTTGGGTGCGTCTTCCTCTTCATCGTCTTCCATCTGCGGTTCCACTTCTTCGACATGATCTGCGATGGGATACGTCCGGCTGGACCAGTCAATCTCGGGTCCATCCTCGGCAAACCCTTGGC